CGTTTGATTTTTTCTAAAAAAATCTTCCTGTACTAAGTTAAATATACGGTCTTCAGCATTTTTAACAAAATCAGGAATCGTTGTATTAAACGTAGATTCGTTATTATCTGTAAAACTTTGAATTAATGTAAATAACTCGTTATAGGTCATGTTGTGATTGTAACGCTTCCTAATGAAGCTGTCATTTTTGTTATTGTGTAGTTAGAACCTAATATGCTTGAGTTCATAGACAAGAAGTTGTTACTGGTATTGGTAAAATTATTTGCATCGCTTACAACAACAAAACCCTCTCCTGCTTCTACATCGTTATTAGGTCTAGGATTGTGAAGAGCTTGTTTATCTGATACTACGGGGGTAGGGTCTAATTGCGGTGCTTTTGGCTCAAAACATTCTGTACAAGTTTTAAGATTGTTCCATTCTTTTTTTAATTCGTGTAATTTGTATTCAAAACCACAACGATCACAAAGACCTATAGCAAACTTACCTGCGGAATAACCCATTAATAACTACTTCTCATTGATGGTTTTATACGAAAAGAAACCCTATCTTCGTCTTGATCGGCAGCTCTTTGAAATTCTTCTTCGTATATTCCTTTTAATAATTGGGTTTTTTCTGGCGCTCTTTTTACGGAAAGGTAATAAGCTAATCCTGCGGCAAAACAAGGATAAAAACGAAACGGCATATCCATTGTATTAATGGCAGTATCCGCATCATCCATTCTAACCATTTTGTTAAACAAAAGTACGTCTGTAGAATTTTCTGGAGAAGGCCATACTTTAATGACGGGTTCTGTTAATTTATCAAAAAAGAATTGCGTAGGACGTCCTTTTGTTTCTTTTACAGGAATATTGTTGTACTCAGCACGGCTAATTCTAGTAATATTAGTATCAGTTATTGTTCCATTAACAGTGCGTCTTATTGCCATATCTAAGATGTCTATAACATTACTGTTTAATGTGTAAGTAGGAGTTCCTTCTATTAAAGCTTGAGTGGTTTGTTCTATTGTCCACTGGTTTAATCCTCTGTTTGCCCATTCAGCCAACATAATATTAATGGACCGCTTTGCTGTTTTTAAATCGTATCCCGTACGTAATTCAAGACCGCAACGTTCAAAAGCCTCTTCTATAAACTCAGTTACGTTGGGTTCAAAATTTGTACTGTTTGATAATGCCATTACTTTTTCTTTTTAAGAGATCTTTCTATTTGTTTTGCTTGTTTTAGATGAAGCTTTGAAGCTCCTTTTAGTTCTTTAACGAGTTTTCTTTTTTCTGCAATTGATAATTCCGTCATTATTCATCCTCCGCATATAGATTATCAAAAATCCTGTTTACATCAAGAGTATAGTCTAAATCAGATTTAGAATAGTGTATATGGGCAGATGGTTTAAAATCTGGAGCGCCTTCTCCTGTTTCAAACCAGGCAGGATGTGTAACTCTAACTCTGTTATTTGGTAAGGCTACAATATTACCAGTCCATTCGCCTGCATCTAACAATTCTAATACGTGACTTTGCTTGTGTTGAGCTGGGTCATCGGCTATTTCATTTTCTGCGTAATCCACTGTAAACATATACTTAGCTGGGTAAAATTTACCATCAATCTTTGCCATCCAAGGACAAGGTGTTGCTCTGTCTATAACGTAAACTGCATGATTATGAGAAGAACAATCCCAAGGTTGGGCATCGTGAACAGCCATTGGTTCTGGCCATTGTTCAAAAGGTGTATCTCCTACTAAAGCAGTAATTGGCATTCTTGCCCACATAGCTCCACCGTGTACGGTATCTTCTTCTTCACCTTCTGCTTCTATGCCAGTAAATATAACTTGAAAACTTAAACAACGACAAGGCATCGTTGTTACAGCTACTACCATAGCGTGTAGGAATTCTCCGTGGTATTTTTCGTGATTGTGTGTGTATTCTTTTCTAACCCAACATTTAAAATGTGGGATATTGCTTTGCAGGTAAGCCACTTTAAGACTTGCCTACTTTACCGCCTTTTGCATATCCTTTAGATTTCATTGGTCCGCCATTACGCATGCCTTTAGACTTCATAGATGCAGCGCCACCCATTTTCATTCCTTTGGATTTTACTTTTCCGCCGTTTTTCATCCCTTTGGATTTTACTTTACCGCCACTGCTGTAGCCTTTAGTTTTTTTAAACATTATTACTCCTAATACTCTTTAGTTTTTTTACGTCGCTTGTTCATAACCTTACCACAACCTTTTGCTATAAACACTCTTACAGGACCGCCGTCTTTTTTCTTTGGCCACCTTTTTTGCATGTCTTTATATGCTTTATCAGAAATAGTAGATTTACTCTTGGATCTACTTTTTCCTGCTTTTTTTCTTTTATTTATATTTTCTACTAAACTCATTTAACAATCCCAGTCTTTACGCGCCCAATAATTTGCGCTGCATCTGTCACTTTTTATTCCACCACTCCTGGCACAATAACTTTTCTTTCTAGAAGCAGTACCTTTGTGCATACCCATTTTTTTATCGCCAAAAGTTATTCTTTTAACTTTTCCGCCATCGCTACTAGGGCATGTAACGTACACTTCTTTACGTTTTTTACCGAAACCACCATTGCCTTTAGGAATGGGTCTAGGTTTGTTAAGTGTTACTTGTTTGCCCTGCCACTCTGCCATTTTTAAGCATGAAAAGCGGTTATAGTTCCAAATGTGCTTCGGGTATATTGAATATATATACCATCATCAAATAATAAACCGTTATCGGGTATGGTTATATCTCTTGTTACGGTAGCACTAGCAACACTTCCTAGTTTAAATACATTTGTTCCTGTTGGAGAGGTCTTTAAAAAATTTAAAGTACCTGCCGTAGCTGAACAAACCATATTTATTCCTTGTAGCCTAGCTCTACCTGCATAAATAACATCCGCTGCAGAATTATTAATTCCTGCGGATACGTTACCTGCTGGATTACCAACCGCTGAAATACCTGATATTGTTTTAAAATATTTAGATCCAGTAGCTGTTCCTGCATTAGCACCTGTTATTGACTCTGTTTGAGCATCGCCATTAACATCAGTACCTGTAACAGTAAATGATTTAGCTGCATCGTTACCAGCAGAAAGAATAGTTACTACTCTTCCAGAATCAAGAGCTACCGCACCGCCAGAAGCTAACGCACCACCTATAGTAAGTGCTGCATTATTTCCTACTGCTGCTGCAACCGATATACCATCAGCATCTAAAGCTGTAGTATCGGCAGTTATAAAGACTGCTGTGACATCTGAGCCTGTTAATCTACCTGCCATAATTTACTCCTATTAAGATATTGTAGCGATTGGAGTTGATAGAGCAGTAGTCATCCACTTAGAGTTTGTTCCATCATCTGAAACACAAGTCATGGAAACTCTAGCATTTAGAACTGTTGCTGCTACTAATGTTAAAGTATCTCCTGCTACATCACTTACTGCGTTAGCTGCTGTTCCTGCAACCAAAGAAAGCATTCCTTGAAATGCTGATACGGCAGAACCTGGAAGTACAATAGTAGTAGTTTTACCACTAGCTACAGCTACAGTTAGTTGAAATTCATAATGAACTCCTACATTGTCAGTAGATACAGTAGGTAAAGTAATTACGTTATTATTTGTGCCGTCAATTAGAAACAAAGTTCCTGATTGAGCTGCTGTTAAAGTTCCTGTCGCTGCTGCAGATGCGTTAAAAGTTGTATCAATTACTTTTTTTGCAGTAATCGTGCTTGAAGTAGAGATTGCACCTGATGATGAAATATCTAGATTGGTTGTAACTACACCTGTTGTTGCTGCTACTGTGATTTGTTCAAAACCATTTTCGGACCTGACCGGTCCACTGAATGTCGAATTTGCCATAATCTTTTCTCCTGAAAAAATAAGTTCTATCGTCTCGGCTTGTCTGCTAGGTCAGTCGATAAAACAAATATAATTATCCTAGTGCTTTTGATTGTATACCAGATACGATTAAAAATAAAACAAAAAAAAGGGAGCCAAAGCTCCCCTTTCCTTTTTTAGAACTTACGCTCCTTGAGATGCAAACACTGCTCTTGGATTTGAGAATCCAAATGAGTATCTTTCTCTTGCTTTGAATCTGACGTTGCCAGTATCAAAGTCACCTTCCATAGAAGTTGAAAGAGCAGATCTCTCGAAGTGTTTAAATCCATCAGGACAATCTGTCATCAAGAACCACGCATCGTTGTCTGTTAAGAAATGGTTAACTGAATAACCTTC